GTTGTTTTCTATATAACTATGAACGGGCAGGGGTTGCCGCAGAAGATGAGCGCAGACAAAACGCTAGAAACTGGTATAATTTTTTATCATCATCCCAAATTTATGTGCCACGTTTAGACAGTGATGGGATAGAAGGCAACCCCATGTGGTATGATGAGAACCCATTTTATCAATCTGGTTATGGTATGCCCAACTGCACCGCCTATTGCTGGGGCCGGTGGTATGAATTGTTAGGCGAACCGCCTGATTTACCTTTGGGGGACGGTAATTCTTGGTTTCCCACGGCCCAGGAAATGGGGGTATACGAAACAGGAGCATACCCAGGGAGTGAACCTGCATTAGGTGCTATTATTTGTACCTATTATGACATAGGGGGCCATGTTGCGGTAGTTGAACAAATAAACGAGGACGGCAGTATAGTTACCTCTAACTCCGGTTGGAAATCTACCTATTTTTGGATAGAAACACTATACCCGGAAAATGGGTATGTTCCATCATGGGCAGACCCTGGCGCATATGTACAAGGTTTTATTTATTTGCCGATTTCCTACGGCCCAGGCCCAGGGCCAGAACCCCCGGAACCAGAGCCGCCAACTTATCCTTCATCCCGTAATTTTATTTATTATTTGCGAAATCCCTGGTTGCATTTTCTACGCTGATATGATACAATAAAAACAGGAGGTGAAAGCCGTATGAAAACAGGAAAAGCCCTTAATGCGATTTTAGCTGATATTTGGGACAAAGCAGGTTTTGGCGAGGATATGGAAGAAAGCCTTGCCGTACTGCGTGACAATATCAGCGAAAGAGATGGGATTCTTCACGGTTACGGGGAACCCTGGGACGATGAAGCGGAAGAGTTTAATTTTACCGCTCTCCCACCCGTAACGCCCGACCCGGCCCCCGGTGAGGACTGGGAGGGAAAATACAACGAATTGAAATCCCGTTATATCAGCCGGTTCTTTACGGGCGGCGAGGGTGACAACGGCGAAAGCGATACCAACGGGGAAACCACCCCGGAACAGGTAAAAGCCGACCAGAACGAGGACATTAAAAACGATGATGAGGGGAAAACCATTGACGAGTTGTTTTCCTAAACTGATTTAAAGGAGGTAAAAATAATGCCTAGTATTCCTGAAAAGAAAAATTTGACTGCAAGCGCCGCAGATGTTGTAAACAGCATCCGAAGCGAGGTAGGCGGTACGTTTGCTGACCAGGTGCCCGCCGCCATTAACGAAGGGCAGGTACTTTCTGACGGTACTGTTGCAACCCGTGAAATGGCCCTGGGAACTTTGCGCCAGATTGGTGACGTGATTACTACATTTCAGCCTTTGGCAAATGCTTTCCTTTCTGCCCTGGTAAACCGTATTGGGAGAGTTATTATTAACTCCAAGATGTACAGCAACCCCTGGGCAGGTTTCAAGCGTGGTTTACTCGAATACGGTGAAACCATCGAAGAACTGTTTGTGAATATTGTACAGGCCCAGGACTTTGACCCGGAAACCGCAGAAAATGAGGTTTTCAAGCGTAAAATTCCCGATGTTCGCAGTGCTTTTCATACTATGAACTATCAGAAATTTTACAAGACTACGGTTAGCAATGACCAGTTGCGACAGGCGTTTTTGTCCTTTGAGGGTATTTCGGATTTAATTGGGAAGATTACGGAAGCCCTTTACACGTCTGCTAACTATGATGAATACCTTGTAATGAAATATATGTTGTGCTATGCCATGGAACACGGCGCTTTCCACCCCGTGACCATTGCACAGCCTACCGCCGCCAATTCAAACAGCGTGGTCACTACTCTGAAAGCTACTTCTGAGAAGTTGCAGTTTTTGAGCGCTGATTATAACCAGGCGGGGGTTTATAACCACACTCCCAAAGGTGACCAGTATTTCATTATGACGGCTGATTTCTCTAGTATTGTTGACGTGGAAACCCTGGCCCGTGCCTTTAATATTGATAAAGTTACCCTTATGGGGCATACTGTTATCATTGACCAGTTTACTTTTACCACAAGCGAAACCGCCCGGTTGCAGGAACTGCTAGGAACTCAGTACACGGCCTTGACTACTTCTATTTTTGCAGATGTACCTTGCGTTTGTGTTGACCGTGATTTCTTTATGATTTTCGACAACTTCCAGAATATGACCGAGCAGTATAACGGCGAGGGCCTTTACTGGAATTACTGGCTTCATCAGTGGAAAACTTTTAGCACTTCCCCGTTTGCAAATGCCGTCATTTTCACGGATGAAACACCCGCCGTTTCTGCTGTGGCTGTTACTCCCTCTGCCCTGACCATGGGTAAAGGTACAAGCACCCAGTTTACCGCCACGGTAACTAATGCCGGTTTTGCGTCTACTGGGGTAACTTGGAGCATTTCGGGCCAGCAGAGCGCCAACACCCGCATTGACGGGCAGGGGCGGCTTTACATTGCACAGGATGAGAGCGCAACAACGATTACTGTAAAAGCAACTAGTGTATTTAATACCGGTAAATCTAATACTGCTACCGTAACTGTGAGTGCATCTTAAACAAAGGAGGGGAATAGGTATGCCGGGAAGTTTTACCAACCCGCCCTATACCCCGCAAAATGAAGTTTATACTTTAAAGGGCATTGAACTTTCAAATAATTACCAGGACACCTATTTATTTGATAGTATCAATGCCCAAACTTCATTTTTTACGGGGAAAGCAAACGAAAGTGTAGACCATTATACGAATGTAACACCGTTTAAAATTAGTGACGGCTTCATATTGTTACCCAACACAATAGAGCACTTTAATAGCTATAACTATTTGATGATGAAAAACACAGATATGTATAGCGGCAAATGGTACTATGCTTTTATAACTTCATGTGAAATGGTAAACCCAGGAGTAACACGCATAAATTTTGAATTGGATGTAATACAAACATATCAATTTAACTGGAACTTGCATCAGTGCTTTATTGAAAGGTGCCATGAATTAACAGACAGCCCAGGAAGCAATATTCTTGACGAAGGATTAGAGTTAGGCGAGTATATTATAAACGATGCAAAACAAACTGACAAATTCGATGATTATACTATTTGCGTAGCCTGTACCATGAACAGTACATTAATAGATACAACAGGAGGTTATTTCAACGGGCAGTATAGCGGATTAAACATTATTTCTTTTGACAGTGCAAGCGAAGTAAACGACTTTATTTCATCCGCTACAGAAGCTAATAAATTAGATGGCATTGTTGCAATATTTCAAATGCCCTCTAATTTTGTGCGTAGTAAAAGTAATTCCCCTTCTACAAGCGGTGCGGCAGATGATGTATATACCTATAATGTAACAAGTTTAACGTTAGATGGATACATACCCAAAAACAAAAAGCTATTGACATATCCTTATAAGTTTTTACACGTCACAAATTTTATGGGAAACAGTGCTGATTATCACTATGAATGGTTTTCAAGCCGCCCACTATACCCCACAACAAGCCCTAGGCAAGTAAAATTTGAAATACGTTGTTCTATGGAAATAAATCCCACCGTAAAAATTATTCCCACTAATTACAATGGTATGGACGGAACTTCAATAGGTACTTTAAATAATGTTGACTATGGTTTGACGTTGTCCGGTTTTCCTCAATGCTCCTGGGTATCCGACACCTATAAAGCCTGGGTTGCCCAGCAGGGCACGGTTTCAGCCTTTGGTATGGATTTTTCTGGGGTTGACCTTGGTTATATGTCCCAGGGCCTAGGAGTGCTGGGAAGTGCGTTATCTCTTAATGTTGGCGGCGTAGCAAGTGGCATTTTAGGCATTGCCCAAACAATGGCAAAGCAAAACGCTACAAAAAGCCTACCACCCCAGGCGCACGGCGAAAACGCCAACGGCGCACTTTTTCAGTTTGGCCTTAAAGATTTCGGTTTTCAAGATATGAGCATTAGGCAGAGTTACGCAAGAGCAATAGACGGATATTTCGATATGTTCGGATATAGCCATAAACGAACAGAATCCCCAATGCTTTATTTAAATAATAGGCCGTTTTGGAATTACATTAAAACGCAGGGCATTTTAATTAGTGGCAATTTTAATAACGATGTAGCCCGGAAACTCGAAAGCATTTTTAATAATGGTGTTAGGTTTTGGCATGGTGATTATATCGGAAATTATAGCCTAAATAATGCCCCGCAGGGAGGTTAAACAATGGGCAAGAAAAAACGCCCCGCCGGTCTGCCAGGTATGCCCCGGCGAATTTGGGCAAGCGCAGAATTAAACAACTATACATTTAATGATTTCTACTTTAGGCTAAAAGCAATCGCCCTATCAAGATTTGAATGGCTTAATATGCCTGATACTGTAGACATTCGCTTTCTCGAAAGGGCATTATTTGAGCGTGGGCAACTAACCTTTTTCAAGGATGAAACACTAGGTTATTTAGCCTTAAACTCTAACCTTGGAGGACAATTAAATGTATATGACATACCACTTGTACGCCAAGTATATACAAGCAACGGGACATATACCGCACAGTTAAGCCCGATAAATAGTGTAATAATTTGGAACAATTACTTACACACTCCAACAGAAATGACTACCCGCCTTTATGCGTCCCGTCTTTATGAAATTCAGAGGGCTATTGACGTAAATATTAAAGGACAGAAAACACCTAAAGTAATTTTAACCCCACAAAGCCAACGCCTTACCATGCAAAACCTTTTCATGCAGTATGATGGAAACGAGCCTTTTATTTATGGTGACCCGGATATGTTGACGGAATCTAAAATAAACGTGCTTGACACAACGGCCCCTTATGTGGCAGATAAATTAAATGTACTAAAACATGATTTAATGAACGAATACCTAACCTTCCTGGGAATTGAAAATAGTAACCAAGATAAAAAGGAAAGGCTAGTGGCTGATGAAGTAGCCAGTAATTACGGCGTAGTTGAAGCGCAAAGAAACGCTTTTCTTGACAGCAGAAAAGAAGCGTGCAAACAAATTAACTCTATTTTTGGGCTTAATGTAGATGTTCGCTTTAAATCTGATGTGCAAACAACCGTAAATGCGCCAAACATGGAGGGAGGGGAAAACGATGGCGAAGTATACAACCCAACTGAGGACAATAATTGAATACAACAGCACACCAGGGAAACCAATTACAGACAGGATTAAGGAAGCCGCCCCTAAAATCTTTGACTTTGATTTTCCCATGTGGCTAGAAAGCTATCGTAAAACCCTGGAATATAAAATTTTATTGCATTACTTTTCAAACGAAATCGGTTTTGAAACGGTAGGGTTGTGGAAACTGTATTTAAATCAGCGCTTAAATGAAATCATGCCGTATTATAATGATGTGTACTTAACCACTACAGACAAATTTAGTAGTGCTTACGACATGGACGTAACAGAAACATTACAGCGTACTTTGACAGGGGCCGACAACACCAGTACAGAAGTAAACGGGGAAAGTACAGATACCACGACAACAACCGCAACGGACAACACACAGCAATTAAATAGCAATTACCCGCAAGCACAAGTTGAGGGTAACCAAAATAATCTATTTTACGGAACTACCGGCACAAATGAGGATGCAACTAGCAACAGCAACACGCAAAATCAAGGCACAAATAAAACCAACAGCAAAAGCCAAGGAAATTCTCAGACAACCGAACAGCACACAATACAAAGAAAAGGTATCACTGGAAGCCGCACCCCCTGGGAAATTGCGCAAAGTTACCGTAACAGCATTATAAATATTGATGTACAAGTAATCAATGCTTTAAAAGATTTATTTATGATGATTTATTAAGGGAGGTTTATAAAATGAGTTATAACAATTGTAGCGATTTTCGTTTCTGGTGCCAAAAGGTGCTACCTCTTGTATATGATGAATCTTTGTCATATTATGAGGTTCTTTGCAAGTTGACAGAATATATAGTTAAAATGTTTGAAACACAGGAATCTTTTCAAGAAAATCTAGATAAACTTGGATTGCGTCAAGAACAAGTTGAGCAAGATTTTTCTACACTGAAAGAAACTGTTACAGAACAGCTTAACCAAATGCAAAACCTACTCAACGATATTAGGGACGGTAAATACGCAGAACTTTATATCGATAGTTTGCAAGCATACATTGACCAGAACTTGCAAAACATGGTAAAGGGGATTGTGTCTTATGTTTCTTTCGGCTTAACTGCTAACGGGTATTTTGCCGCTTATATCCCTAATACCTGGGATTTTATAACCTTTTCAACCGTTGATTATGGGGAAGAATTGGAAGGGCATTTGATATTGGAGTGGTGAAAATGAATATTTTTAATGTCCTTATAACCAAAAGTACAATAAAAGAACTTTATTATAATTTTCCTTATTCTTATCCTATTTGTTTTTTGCTTGATGGAAAATCAAGTGAAATAAAATTAATTAAATTCAGAAAGGGGTAAATCTATTATGAATCCGCAAAACATTTATATTGGTATGAGGTATGTTCCTAAATATATGGGGGCATGGGACGAAAATACAGAATATGAACCATTGTCTATTGTACTTGGAACAGATGGAAATGGGTACACTTCTAAAAAGCCCGTTCCTGCTGGTACACCTACTAGCAATACGGATTACTGGGCATTGACTGGAAGCGGTAATTCTGTTATTGATTCTGTATCAGAAGAAGTTAATTCAATTAAAACAAATGTAACACAAAATAGCCAAGATATTGAAAAATTGAAAAATTTTGACAAGGGATATAAAACAAGCAAAGAAGTAGGATTGAACGGTGACGGCGCAACAGATAATAGCGACATTTTCTCAAGTCTTGATGCAAATACCCCTATTCTGCTCATGCCTGGTTCTTACTTGATTACAAAAACAATTACAATTCCACCCCTTGTAAAATTTAGCGAAAACTCCGAAATTAAATATAATGCCCCTAACCCCGGAACCGATTTTGTAAATGTAATTTTCTCTAATGGCTTCTATGCCACAAATGAACAAACAATTTTTCATGGATATATTGCGCCTAAAATTGGAACTAATTCCATTTCTATCGAACCTTATATTGACTGGTTTAAAATTGATAATAAAACTACAACCGATATTATCGGGTGGTTGGGTAGCAATGAATACAACGGAACAGGAGTTATCAAATTCAATCCTAAAGCCTATGAATTAGATAACTTGAATAGTGCTAGTCCCTTTGTGCCCGATAAAGATTTAACTTTGCTTGGTAATGAGTGCATTTTTTATGGTGCAAGCGGAACACCTATTTTAAGAAATACAAGCGTTTTTAATGCCAGTTTCCCCAATGGTATTATGATGTGGGGCAACAATAAAAGTCTTATTTGCAACTGTGATATTGATGGTAGCTATTATATAAATAATAGCCTTGAAGACATTTTCATTGGCTGTAGCTTTAACATTAAAAATACACAAAAGGGTAACCCTACTTTTATAGGCTGCGATTTTATTTATGATGAAATTACAGAAATTTCTAACGTAAATGGAAGATTTAACGGCTGTTATTTTGAAAATGCTAAATTTACTTATACTGGAAGCGGTGGAGAGATTCTATTCAGTAATTGTTATTTTAGATGGTACGGAACAGAGCCTATCATTGTCGAAAATGCACAAGGCACAACTAGTTCTAATAGCAATATCTGTTTTAGCAACTGTATTATTTCTGTAACTAATGACACTGTGGAAGGAACTGACTTTATTACTCTAAGCAATGGCGATTTCTGTAGTTTTACCGATGTAACATTTACCAATGCTTATCGTTTTAATAAGCACTTTAAAATTACAAACACTGAGGGAAGTTTCCTCACTTTGTGCAATGTAAACGCCCAATTTTGTGACGTAAAATGTAGCTGCTGCAATGGCTCTAAACTCCATAGCCTAACTATTGAAGGTGGAGAAAACTATGTAAACGGTGAATTTATCAAAAATAAATCACTAATCGGATTTGCCCTTACTGGAAGTAATACTACAGTTTCTAAAGGAAGTAGTACACCTATGCAACTTGAACTTATAAAACTTTACAGCGATGGCACATATGAAAACGTTGGAGCGCCTACAGAAGCAAACGTAAGAGTTATTGGGAATAACTCGGAACAGACAATTTATAATGGAAGTGGCTCACTTGGAATCGGAAGTGATGAAACAGCAAAAGCAATTATGCTCACTTATAGCGGAAGCGATTCAAATAACATGATTGCAAGTATGGTAATTACAATTACCTAACAACCCTTACTTGCAGAATTGGCTTCACACTTGCTATTGCGCCCCCTAACCTGGAAAGTATCTACGTTGAACAAAACTGTTACTTATCGTCCGGGCCTGTGGGCTAACTACTAGAGTACAAGTATTCCTTAACTACCGGGAAGCCTGGGAAATTTTTAAAATTTCCTGGGCTTTCCCTATTGACAAGCTACAGCAAAAGGCGTATAATAAAAGAAAGGGGTTGCGAAATGGGTACAGAATTTAAAACGGTAAACGAATATGTCATAAAATATGGAGGTGATATGGCAATCAAACGAATACTAGGAGATTGCGCTTGTTATCATGGAAATGACGCAAAAGCACTATGGAAAGAATTTTCGGATTATATGGGATTTAAAATTAAGGAGTGAATAAAATGAAAAAACAAGACTTTATTAGGGCCATAGAAATCCATAAGGAACTAGGGAATTTCAAAAATAAATTTTTTGAAATCTTCAATGGATGCGAAGCAAGTATTGCTCTAGCTGTACTAGATACAGTAATAGACGATTTAATAGACCTGAAATCATTTATCGAGAAATCAATAGGAGGAAATAAAAATGGTTGAAATGATGATTTTTGCAGGATGGCTGCTTGTGTTGGCTGGTGTAGGTTTTATTGGAAATCATATCCCTGAAAAATTCTGGGATAAAGTAGAAAGGATGTTGAAGTTATGATTATTATTAAGTACAGCAGGAACGAAAAGGAAACCAGATGCGAAACCACTACAGAGTTTTGGGCGGCTGTGGTAACGATGTTGCTAAAAGCTGATTGCGAAATTTTAGAGGTGAAACTTGATGGAAAGGAATAAGCAACTAAAAATTATTCGAGCAATCAATACGGAACTAAACGAACTGGAAAGGCAAAGAAACGTGTATTTGAATATACTTTGCGAAGATATTAGCAAGTTTGAGAGA